CCCTGAGTCGATTATCTCCGCTATTTTCCATTGAAGAATGCTTCCAGTAGAAGGTACGCATCTCTTCAATGCATTTATTTCGTTCAAATTCGCTCATTTCATTGAGTTCTTGATAAACTGCAACAAAATCAGCAGGAATACAACTGAACCAACGACGGAACCACTTCAAACCAACCTGATAATTAACTGTTCTTTTCGGTGGTGCAAACTGAATACCAGATTTTTGAGCAAACGGATTAAACCGAGACATTGAGCTTTGAAACTCAACAAAATCGGCTCCCGTCATACGCATCATAATGTTTTGCATTCTGTATGCGATACCAACTCCGCGGTACATAGTATCTAAAACCAGTCGAGAGTTGGTGCATGAATGGGCGTTAATCCAAATAGCTCTATGTCGGTTGATAATGCGTGTATCTCGACCACCGATATTGGGCTTCAGATGCTTAAACAACTCGTTTCTGCCCGCAAGCGTCATGCGGGGAACGGTCATAACTCCGACGCCAATGAGCTGATCTTCGAGCATACAGCGATAGAAACGAGGCCAAATGCCCAAAACTTCAGCTTTGTAATGCAAAGCGTGAAGTTCGTTCCAGTCTTCAACCGTGCCCTTCTCAACATAAATCTTGTCCAGCAGAGACAGTCTTGGCTTCTTGGGCACATCCCAACGCTCAATCAGAATATCAGGGGTGTCGGAGATAACCTGTTTCATTCTTTAATTGCTCGATAAATCAAGAAGAAAGGGGTGAGCATCCAACCCAAAACGAACAGCAAAATACGAATGATCAGCGTAATAATTCCGACAAATGTCCAGAAAACAAGCATCAGAGGAAAGACAATCCAACAAAGCCAAAGAATGAGAATGTTGGAGTCTCTAACAAGCTGGCAAACTTCGGCGAAACTTTTATCACGCATTCGTCAAGCCCCATTTCTTGAACAATTCTTCGATTGAAGAGAATGTCTGATGACCGATCACACGATCAACTTCTTTACCATCTTCAACAATCAGAATCGTTGGAACGCCTCGAACGTTATGAGCAATAAATTCTTCTCTTGCGGAATCCATGTCATAAACAGTCAAAGGAACATCAAAGCGGTCGCAAAAATCCGTCAGTAACGGCTTTAACATCCTGCAAGGGGAGCACGTAACGCTCGAAAAAATATAGACTTCTTTATTTGTCATCGAATTCACTCGTAATATCTCTGTATCCGTCAGCAGTGCGCACTTTCACATCAATACGCTCTCTGTAACGCTTCAAAATGTAGGTGTCAGGCGCCAAGTCATTCACCAAGTCGGTGTGGGTTGTAGCGACTATGAGGGTTGCGCCACATTTGCGAGCAATCTTTTGCAGATTGAAGGCAATGTTTTTCGCTGTGACTCGATCAAGCACTGCCAAGAATTCATCAGCAAACCAAACTTTCGCGCCTGACTCGATCAACCTTGCCAATTTGAATCGGTATCGCTGACCGTCCGAAAGCTCCTTGGGCTTTCTGAGATACAGGTTTGCATCTGATAAACCCACGAGAGAGAAAATTTGAAGAGCTTCGCTGACAGTCGGACAAAGTTGATCAATGATTGGTTCGTCTGTAGAGGTTGCTTCATCAATATCCGCAACTTTCAGACCTTCTTTTTTCATCAGACTCTTCAATTCATTCAGAATCGTTGATTTACCTGAGCCTGATTGACCCGTAATGTAAACAACATCTCCATCGTTGATCTGTAGCTTCAAATTGTCGAAGACTACAAAGTCTTTTTCATCCAGCCCGAGTCCGAACGCTTCCGCAATCTCAAGAACACGCTTGGTTCTTGAGACTTCGGTGGAGAAGTGCTTGTTGATTAAATAGGTTCTGTTTGCCATTACTTTGTTTGTACAAAAGGCAACGGAGCATCTGCACTCATAAACTGGGGCATTACACCATTCCATTTGTTAATTGCTTCAAGCTGTACAACCTCGGGATTGTCTCTAAGCGCTTTAGCCTTAAGAGCGATAGCGTCTGCTTCTGCTTGAGCTTCGATCTTGATTGACTCTGCCTTACCACGGGCGGCTTCAATGAGCTTCTGAGCTTCTGCTTTAGACTGAGCGATTTCGTTTTCTCTCAAAAGAGCACGCTGAGTTGCTTCAATCTTTGCATTGATGGAGTCTCTGACCTGTTGCGGGTACTGCATATCAGAAGTCCAAGAGACCTTCACAATTTCAATGCCAATAGGGTCTAACTTGGCTTTCAAGTCTTTAGTGACTTCTTCCAGCAAATCAGTCTTGCCAGAGGTCGTCAGTGTATTCACGTCCATCTTGGAAGCGTGTTTAATCAAAGAGTCGCTGATGTTCTGTCTTACGTTTGTAGCGGTAATTTCATCAACGCCCTTGCGATATGTTTGAAAAACCGTCGCTGTCATCTCAGGCTTAACACGATATTCAATGCCGATCTTGGCTTGAACCGTCATCGCATCCGAAGTCTGAAAAATAAACGGAGAATTGTAGGAATGAAGCTGATTGAATGTCGGGAACAGGTAAATCTGTTCGTTCCAAGTCAAGAAGTAACGACCGACATTCAGCGCTTCCTGCTGAACGCCCTTCGAGTCGCCATAGAGATTGACTTTAATGCCAACATTACCTGCCGGAACGGTTTCAACAGAGCAACCGTTTAAATTCACACAAGCCAGCAGAAAACCGAGAAGTACAGCTACTTTAAATTTTTTCATCGTTTAAGAAAAAGGTAAGTGAAATACAGACAAAGCGCCACAAAAGAAACAGGAGCGGCAAATGCAAGCCAAACAAAGACAATGTTTGAGCTGTTGAGCATCGTCGGAATAGCCGTTGTTACTAAGTAAGCCCCTGACAATACAAATAGAATGAAGAAGAAAATTTTCAAAAACTCTTTAAATCTGTTCATTGCACTGTTCCGTGTTGCAGACCAAGACCCGTAACATGAAGATTGTTCAGAATGAAGCAGACGAGATCAGGATTGTCCTGAAACACCTGACAGAGACCATTGATCCCCGCAACGACATAATTTTCGTTTGTCCACTGAGATGTAGCGTCCTGACAGCCGAAACCTGCATTGAAATGAATGACGTGAAGAACCTCATGCAACAGGGTATTGGCTTCGTCAATCTCGTTTAGACCGTCGTCGATGTAGATGACGCTCTTCTTGTAGTCAACCATTCCGAAGACTTGACCTTCCATATTCTTAAAGTAGTGGTCGGGGTCGCCAACCTTTTTGATTTCATAGTATTGATAGCCGATCTTCACGACTTTCGGCATATCAACAACTGCAATAGGGTCAATAGTTTCGGTGGGCTGAATTTCTTTTTTCTTCATGTCTTATTTAATGTAGTTTTGAGCAAATTCAACAAAGGCATCGGCGCCAGCTTTAGACGTTTCGCCCTCGATCTTTGCCATGAAACGAGCAACAGTTCTTTCCTGTGCTCCCTTAATCGTCTTAAAACCAAGAGCATCAGCGATTCTCACTTCTGCTTCATCAGCTTCAATAATCTTTTCTTCGGTTTCGGTAGCTTTCTTTTCAATGTCTGCGTAAAGATCAGCCGAAACAGCTTCAGGCTTGAATTCGCTCAAGTCAGCTTCTAAAAACGCCAATTCTTTCTTATCGAAAATTCCGCTGAGGTCTAAATCAATGCTTGCGATTTCGTTTTGCAATCCGACAGTATCGAAGTCGGAAATGGCAACTCGGTTGTCTGCGATACGAGCCGCCTTTATTTGTTCTTCGGTCAAGTCTCTGCGAACTAAGACAGGAACTTTTTTCAGCCCCAAAAAGCGGGACGCTTCAGTTCTGCCATGACCTTTGATGATCACGCCGTCTTTATCAACGACAATTGGCTGATCAAATCCGAACTGTTTGATGCTTTGAGCAATCTTTTCGACCTGCTCTTCGTCATGTATCTTGACATTGTTCTCGTATGGCTTGACGGCTTCTATCGGCCACCATTCAATTTTCAATTCGCCATTCGTACTTGT